ATCGGACTTTCCACAATTATACAACGTAAAATCAACAAAAAATAACATTCAGATTTTTTTAACTAACTGTTCATCGGACTTTTCTACTTTAAAAGATAAACAGAATCTTCCCCAACAAAAATATCCACACTTCTGACATTTAACTTCAACATCAAAACATTTATTAAATCCATAATTGGTTTCATTTCTATCGAGATTTAAAATTTGTTGGGAACAAGTCATAACTAAAGCCCCACAATTAGAACATCTCAATTGATTATTAAGAATTGAAATTTCGCACATAGATTATCTCTTATATTTTTGAAATTTTCTCTAACATTTTACATCTTAAATCAACATCATGTTTTTTAGATAATCTTTTTAAGTCAAATTCATCCATAGCAAATTCTGGAAATCTATTTGACATTACATTAGAATATTCACGAAGCAAATTATCATAAACATCCATATAAGGAGTTTCAATATAATTTATATTTGGAACAACTCCTAATTTAATTAAATTAGAAATTCTACTTGAAAGTTCTCTTTTTTGTTTATCAATAATCTTAAATGTTACTGGAACCCATTTTTGTCTAAACCTATTGAGTTCTTCATCATTTTTAGTATTTGGAAATTCTTTTCTTATTGAAATTTCAGGTTCAAAATTGGTTTCATCATCAGTAATTTTAGGAACTTCAAATGATTTTTTATAAATTTCTTCAGTAGTTGGAATTCCAAATATTGTATAAATATAATCTTTAGTTGTAGGATCATTACTATTTAAAAGACCGTTTTTAACAAGCATATCAATAATTTTTGACATTATTTCTTTATCAACTATTCTACCAACATAAGATTTAATTTTAGGATAAACTCTAACATTAGTAAAATTATTATTTATTAATCCCTGAACTACAAATCTATTTTCAATTTGATCTACCATAGCCATTTTATATTCAACAGACATCATAAATAATTCTATAAGAGAAGCACCAAGATTTCTCGCTCCTCCTCTACTCTCAAGACCAAGTAAAAGAAATCCTGCAAGGACAGCTTGTAAAATCTTTGCGTCATGATGATTTATAGCTTTATGTAAAGCATCAGATTCAATTCCTCCTTGTTTAAAATCAATTACTTCTTTATCTTTTCTATAAATCATTCCCATTTCATCATTTACCATGTGAGAACGAACTATTTTTTTCCATTTTGTCATAATATCATCATTAACAGTATCAAGACCAATAGTAATAAATCCAACAGCATTTTTTTGAAGCCCTATAGCTTCAAGTTTATAAAATCCTTCTTTATAAGACCAATGTTTAAACATCGGTCTAAGAATTGATATACCTTCCCAATTATCTCCTATCCTGTCATTTACATAATTTACTATTTTCCTAACAGGAATTTCAATATATCCTTCTGAATTCTTTGCAGCACCTTTAGGTAATGAATTTTCATCCATCGGTTGATTCTGTAAGATACTTTCAACTCCACCTTCTTTAAATTTCCAACCATAAATAGAACCTGGAAATCTTGGGGCTAATTTTCTTAGAGAAACCATATTAGTCATTATTTCTCCATCACTACGAATCCAATCTCTTATTTCATTTACTTTTTCAAAGGGATAAAATCCATATTGCATAAATTTTGATCTTTCTTGTCTATGATCTAAATAAGAATATGACATTGAAATATTAGATTCATTTATTAAATTATCCCTTGCAAAATCAGCATGTAATATATGTTCTGGATCTTCTGAAGCAGGAACTATAATAGAATTGCAAGTCATCATTGGGTACTCTACAAGTTTTAATGCAGCATCAACAGAAGAATCAGAACGCATTTGTTTATAATTATTGATTCTACTTGAAAGACTTCTTAATTTCTTTTGCCATTCCCAATCAATATCATATCCAGAAAATTCAACTCCAGAAAACCCAATTTCATTTAGGGCTTTATCTTCTTTCGTTTTTTTAATTTTTTCTTCTGCCATTTTAATCACCAACAATTCTTTAAAATTTTACCATGAACTTTCAAAAAGTGAAGCTATTTCTCCTTTTTCATTTTCTCTTCCAATATCTCCAAATATCCCATTTCTTTTCCAATCGTTATCTGAACTATAAGGATCTCCTAAATCATCTAATCCAAATATTCTTCTTGTTGAATATTTATCAACTGGAGTTAAAGAAAATTTATTTTTATCAAAAATTAAATCTAATATTGAAAAAGAATTATCAACAGGATTTACTTCAAGAAATACATATCGAGAACCATCTACAGTATGATTATCTTTATCTACAGGTTTATCAAATGAACTTCTTAATGCAGTTTCATTAGGAAAATGTAATCCTTTGAATTCTCTTACTGCATTAGGACATCTACTTCCAACAATATAAATTCTATTACTTACTCCAAGAGAATTTATAATACTTATACTTTCAAAAATATCATTTTTAGCAGCAACAGTAGTAATTCCTTTTTTCTCTAATTCTAATCTATTTAATTTACCAGATGGATCGCAATATGATTCTATTATTTTATCTTCTATTCCCCAAAATTCTCTTTTTCTTAAAATCATATCTGCAAAATCAGAAGGAGCAGTATCGGTAATATATATTTCATCAAACATAATGAAATTTCCCTTATATTCTGCCCACCAAACGCATACATTTGGATGTGATCCTCCCCAATCTATTCCCTCATAAATTTTAATTTGATTACTTTTATATTCAATTTCTTTTCCATTTTCATCTAAAATATCATTTTTCAAAACATGTTTATCTTCATCGAACCAATAAAAAACAGCACCTTTGTTAGATGGTTTTAAACATTCTTGTTGTGCTTCCCAAGTTTTAGGATCTAATCTTCTAAACGTCTTTATAACATCATCTACAGGTCTATAGCCATTAGATTTCTTTAATTTACCACCGCAAACATCTTTAAATGTCCTTGGACTTCCATCTGCATTTAATCCTTTAACTATTTTACTACACTCAAAACAACTTTCTCTTTCACATCTTTCCCCAATTTCCCAAATAGACCAAACATATAAATTAAATCCCATTTCTTCTCTATCTGATAAAATTCTTTCCATATATCCATAAGAATATTTACGAGTAGAAATTAAGAATATTTGTGATTTAATATCAGCACTTTTAATTAATGTTCGAGTTTGCATTGACATATTAAAAAATTCTTGAATAATTTCCCAGGAAGAAGCTAATTCTACTTCATCAAAAAATGTTTTGGGAGGATGAGGAGAATTCATTCCTGCCATAGTTCCAATTAAAACTTCAAGAGAAGTATCTAAAGGAGAATTAAATAATGTTTCCATCATTGTGCTTTTAGCTATTCTATCATATTCGTAATATGGTTTTATTAATTTACGAAACATATTATAACATCTCAATGCTTGAGGTTTAATAGCACCAACAGTTCCAATTTTACATCCTGGTTTAAAATTCATATTTAAAGAATGTAAAATTGAAATACAAGTAGTTTTAGATCCTCCTCTATTTGCAACTACGATAAAATCAGAAACTTTTTCAAAAAAAGCATCGGAAATAAATTTGAAGGGACTAACGTTCCCTTCAACAACTGCAACATCTGGAATTTTATAACTATAAACTTTGGCGATATAATCTTTTAATTCATCGTCATTTCTTGGACATTTAAGTTCATAAGGAATTTCAACATTTTTACTCATTTTTTAATTCTACGTCATTATTTATTTCAAAAAACATTCCATTGTTGCTTTTAGGAGCAGATAAATTATCAACTATTTTATCTTTATTGTCTATTTGTTTTATTTTAGTTAATTTTTCAAATATTTTATCATATCTCGAAGAAATAAATTGTAATCCCTGTAAAGCATCTTTAAATGTTTTAGGAACTACGTCAAAACGTGATAATGAAGATGATACTTTATTCTCAATAATTTTTAACATAGCCATTTCACATTTAACAAATTCTCTTGTTAAAATATTATCAACATCATCATCGGTTACAACGTCATCACCAAATAAAGATAAAACAACAGAAGATGGAATTTTTACTAATGATTTTTCAAGAGGGGAAACATCTCCAAGAGATTTATCATACAATCTTTTTTCGTCAATTTCTTCGAGTGTTTTTTCTAATTCGTTATTTTTTTTAATAACTTCACGAATAATTTGTTTGTTTTGTTCTTGAATTTTTGAGTCCCAGGCATAATTTATTTTCCAAGTCTTGAGAGTATCTACCGGAATATCCATCGTTTTCGAAACTTCAGCTAAACTTTCGAACTGAGAATAAAGAAAAAATGCTTCTCTCTTCTTCGCTTCTGTGTATTGTTTCTTCTGTTTCAATGCCAATTCCTTCACTCTTTCAAAAATAAATCGTTACAACAAATAATACCATAATTTTTAAGATTTGTCAATAATTACAACAATAAAAATTTTTTATTCTATATATTAACAACCTTGTGAATTTTTTCACAGACAGCCGTTAATTGTTTTTTTTATATAAAATTTAATTAATTTTTTAAAAAATATTCCAGATTAACGAGTTCATTAACGAATTCCTCTTGATTTCGACAACTTTTTTAGTTCATACAAAAACACATCGGAGATGTGAGTATTATATAAATTATGAGTAAATACGAAGTATTTACGAAATATATTTATATATTTACTTTATAACATAATATTATATTTACGAAGTAAATATATTATTATACATTGTATATATTATTATTAGAATAATAATATATATATACTCACATGCGAGCGCATGCACATGCGATCATTATATAGAAGATATTAGAAAATACTAATATAGAACTTTAAAAATAAATATATAAACAAATGAGATATTTCGAAGGAGGTTTTTTAATGAGGCATAGATACATTTTTAAATTAATCGAAAATGTAATTAATTTAAATAAAATAATAAATGCAGTAGTAAAACAAGATTTAAAAATAGATAACGATTACAAATCTACTTTGGATATAATAATTTATTTATTTGAACTTTATGATGAAAATAAAAAAATAAGTATAAAAGAAAGTATATCAGCAAGCAAAAGACAATTTCTTTATAGAAGAGGATTAATAGATTATAAAACAACAAGAAGAAAAGTTAAAAATACATTTTTTAAAAATGTAAGTAGAGTAATTAAAAAAGAAACATTTTTAACTGAAAAAGGAAAGCAATATCTTAAAGAAATTGTTATTAAAATATTAGAAATATTCAATTGTCTTGATGATAATGAA